TGGTGTTGGTAAATCTCTGTTCATGTGTCATTGTGCGGCAGCCAATCTGACGATGGGTAAGAATGTTTTATACATCACAATGGAAATGGCTGAAGAACGTATTGCAGAACGTATTGATGCCAACTTGATGAATGTTGAACTTGACAGACTGATCGGTATGCCTAAAGAAACATACTTGAAGAAAGTTGAAACTCTACGTGAGAAGACCAAAGGCAAGTTAATCATCAAAGAATATCCAACCGCTAGTGCAAACGTAAATCACTTTGCACATTTGTTGAATGAGTTGAAATTGAAACGTCAATTCATTCCTGATATCATTTACATTGACTATCTGAACATCTGTTCTTCCGCACGTATGAAGATGGGTTCTTCTATTAACTCTTACACATACATTAAAGCAATCGCAGAAGAATTGCGTGGGCTTGCAGTTGAACATAAAGTGCCTGTCGTATCAGCCACACAAACAACGAGAAGTGGTTTCACAAACTCAGACGTTGGACTTGAAGATACTTCAGAATCATTTGGTCTGCCAGCAACAGCAGACTTGATGTTTGCTTTGATTTCAACCGAAGAACTTGCAGACTTGAATCAAATCATGGTTAAGCAGTTAAAGAATCGTTACAGCGATCCAACAACAAACAAACGTTTTGTGATTGGTGTTGACAGAGCAAAAATGAAACTGTATGATGCAGAAGAGTCAGCGCAAACTAACATTTCTGATAGTGGGCAGATTGAAGATGATAAACCCGTATTCGATAAGTCTGGTTTCGGCAAACGAATGCAGAAAAACCGAGATTTCGGTAATCTAAAGGTTTAATTTCATAATGTGAAATATATCCTCTTCCCTAAATATCTCTTGACAAGATACCATAACTGTACTATAATAGATATTGTTAAGAAAAGGATACGACATGAAACTCATTCTCAGGGCAAAAGGGGTAACCTTGACACCGAAAGAAAGAAAGATTTTAAAGTTGGCTACGCATTTTTATGCTAGTCGTCTAATGAGTGAACGATTGTCAGATTCGTTAGAAATTGATATAAACATCATAAAAGATTTTTACAAGAAAAGTAAAGTGCTTGGCGAAGCATTTGCAAAAGATGATTGTCTTGGATTGCCTAGCAACAAAAAATTTGTAATTAATCTTGAATGGAGTAAACTTGGCAAGCGTGTTTTACAATGCCTTGCACATGAGATGGTTCACGTAAAGCAATACGCTAAAGGTGAATTAAAATTCCATGAAAAAGGAAACATGGTAACGTTCCAACGAGAACAATACCAAGGCGATGAATATTGGGAATCACTATGGGAGATTGAAGCATATGGACGTGAAGTCGGACTCTATCAAAAATTTAGACCTACCTTTAAACTACTTAAAAAAGAAATTTGAAATGATAAAAGTTACAGAATGGTATAATTGGATTGTACGTCAGTTTGGAGAAATCTGCGGTTGGATTGGATTGATTCTAATTCATGGATCTACAGTACCCGTAACGTACTTAGCAATTCAAGGTCAGCCAACTGTATTGCCGCCATTAAGTATGGTTGTACTTATTTGGTCAGGGCTGTTGCTATTCTTTATTCGGTCTGCTATAATGAAAGATAAGTTATACATGCTTTCAAACGGCATTGGATTTTTCTTTCAAAGTATTATGTTAGCATTCTTGGTGTTCAAATGATGAGTGTCAATAGAATTTCAGAGTATAATAACGAGATATATCGTAACATGCAAATCAAAAATGCAGAACGCAGGCTTGATGAGTTACGGCTAGAAGAACGCAGAAATAAACAAATACGTGAAGTGTCAGAACAAGCACGAATTGAAATGAATATTAGAATGAATCGTCCTGGACAGAATGTAGATAAATTATGCTGATTTACACATATCAAAAATCAAAGAAGAAAAAAACTCCCGCAAAGAAAGTTGCAGAGTATCAACAATGGCTGAATAACTTGCCAACAACTTCATTTTCTAAAGGTTTCAAAAAGCCTAAGACAGTAGAAGCATACACGCCCCCAAAAGCAAACATTCGTGAAACTGTAAAGTATCCCAGTTTAGCTACATTTGGCGACAGTTGTACTAAGCCTGTTTATGGCAAAGTTTACACTGGCGACAAAATGATTGGTATCGGCACGTTACACAAAAGCAATGCAGTTCCTATTTTCTCTGATGATGACGCAAAAGATCAAGCATTGATGCGAAGATAATTATAAATAGGTCTATAGCAACGACAGACCTATTATGTTTAAATTTAAAGAATATCTTATTGAGAAGAAAAACACTCACATGGAACATGCGGAAGACGATGTTCTCAATGGTGGTGTTGAAGGTACTAGAGATAGCATAAACGCACTCAGAGCGGTGCGTGACATGCTTGCTGGACACTCCAAAAGCAAAGTTGACATTTCAGTCAAGTGGGATGGTGCGCCAGCAGTCTTTGCAGGACAAGACCCAACAGACGGCAAATTCTTTGTTGCGAAGAAGGGTGTCTTCAATAAAAATCCCAAAGTATACAAAACACCAGCAGAAGTTGATGCGGACACATCTGGTGATTTAGCAGACAAACTCAAAGCATGTTTGATGTATTTGCCTAAGATCAACATCAAAGGTGTCATTCAAGGCGACTTGCTATTCACACAAGCAGACTTAAAGACAGAAACAATTGAAGGTGAATTGTATGTTACGTTTCACCCAAATACATTGGTGTATGCAGTACCGTCAGAAACTGAACTTGCTAAACAAATACAAAAAGCAAAGATAGGCATTGTCTGGCATACAATTTACGAAGGTGATACGTTTGAATCAATGTCAGCAGTCTTTGGCAAAGACATTCTAAGCACACTCACAAAGACACCAAACGTTTGGATGACAAGTGCAGTCTATCACGATGTGTCTGGTAAAGCTACGTTGACACAAGCAGAGAGTGACGAAGTGACAGCGATTCTCTCTGATGCTGGAAAGATATTCCAAAAGCTAGATGCCGCCACGCTGAACTATATCAATACAGACGAAGACTTGATTGAAAGAATCAAGACATTCAACAATTCAAAAGTACGTCAACAATTGAAAATTACTAACGTCAAAGCGCACGTTAAAGAATTGATTACATACATAGAAGATTACTACGAGAAACAAGCAGAGGGCAAAGGTGAACGTGGTCGTGCCACTCAGATGCTAAAGAAAAGTAAAGTACTTAAATTCTTTTCACCAAAAAACAAATCCCACTTAGAAGACATTTTCACAATGATGAATCTCTTAGCAGAAGCTAAGTTGATTTTAATTAAGAAGATGGATGAAGTCAAGACGTTGAATACTTTCTTGTTGACTAAGAAAGGTTACGAAGTGACTGGTGTTGAGGGTTATGTTGCAATTGACAAGATCAAAGGCAATGCAGTCAAGTTAGTTGACAGAATGCAATTCAGCTACGCTAACTTCTCACCTGATATCATTAAAGGTTGGCAGAGGTAATAAGGTTTAAATTGAAACCGGACACCTTTATGTATACATCGGGTAACTATTTTTAACAATAAATATGTCATATTCTCAAAAAGTTTTAGATCATTATGAAAATCCCAGGAATGTCGGATCTTTTGACAAGACTGATGCTGATATTGGCACTGGTATTGTTGGCGCACCTGCTTGCGGTGATGTTATGAAACTTCAAATTAAAGTAGAAGAAGGAATAATTACAGATGCAAAATTCAAAACGTACGGATGTGGAAGCGCAATCGCAAGTTCCAGTCTTGTCACAGAGTGGGTCAAGGGCAGAACACTTGACGAAGCAGGAAAGATTTCTAATTCACAAATTGCTGAAGAACTTGCCTTACCACCGGTTAAAATTCATTGTTCAATACTTGCAGAAGATGCTATAAAGGCGGCTATAAATGATTACAATAACAGATGTTGCAAAGTCTAAAATCATAGACTTGTTACGAGAAGAAAACAATCCAAACATTTCACTACGAACGTTTGTTGTGGGTGGTGGGTGTTCTGGATTCAATTACGGATTTACAATGGACGAAGTTAAGAATGAAGATGATTTTGAATTTCCTCTAGATGAATTCAGAGTCTTAGTTGATGCAATGAGTATGCAATATTTACAAGATGCAAACATAGACTACAAAGATGAGTTTATGCGAAAAGAATTTGTGATTACTAATCCAAATGCAAAACACACTTGCGGTTGTGGCAGTAGTTTTAGTGTATAATAATTAAAAGAAGGAGAGTAATATGAATAAAGGTCTTGCATTTGAGTGGTGTATATATCATCTAATTGCTAAAGTTAATCCAAAAAAATTTGCGAATGATGCTGTTGCAAAAACTGCCAAAACTAATTATGATCTTTCTCCTAAAGATGTGCAAAAAAATGCACTAAAGGCTATTGGTTTTATTGAAAAGAGTTTTGGCACAATAACTGATGTTGAAAAAACATCAGGTGGTGGAGTTGAACCAAAAACTGACTTGCTAATAACTACTTCAAGAAAAGAATTAAAATGTTCATTGAAGTATGGTGGTGATATCCAGTTATCATCTGGCGGTATAGCAACAACAGTTAAATTTTTAGCAGGTGTTTTAGAAAACTTAGCGGCCGATGAAAGTTATGATTCGGAAAAATCTATGCAATTATTGTCTGTATTGGCAGAACTTGATGCAGAGTATGGTGATCTAGGCAAAATGACTAGACAAATTGCCGATGTTCAACTGGGAAAAGCAGAGAGATACGACCAACTACTTAAAACTATATTGGGTTCTTCCAAAACTCCAAAAGTATCTGAGGAGTATGAAAAAGTAAAACTTGCTATTATTGAAGAAGCTATGACTGGAAAATATACATTTACGGGTAAACCCAAGTTATCAGCGAATTATATTTTATCTGAAAAGGAAATTCAATTTATCGATGATGCGTTGATAAAAAAAGTAGCAGATAAAACTTCAGTTAGAATTGCACTTAAAGGCCGAGGTAAAACTATGGTTGCGGGTCAAGAGGTTCGATTAAACGAAATTGTTGTAAGGTTTGATACGAAAAAATGAAATTCATATAAATTATAAATAAACTATAACACAGTTAGGCTACGGCAAACCTGTACAGATAAGTCTACGGAAAACTCTAAAAACATGAAAACATTCAAGGCTTCTTTAACAGAAGCAACAAAATCGCAAGTTGTAGTCTCATTTGGGCGAATGAACCCAATGACAAACGGCCACGAAAAACTTGCCGACAAAATCAAATCAGAAGCAAAAAAGCGTAACGCTGATGCTAAACTGTATCTATCGCACAGCACAAATCCAAAAAAAGATCCACTAGACTTTAAGACTAAAGTTAAGTTTGCAAAGAAGGCATTTGGACCAATGGTTCAAAATTCTGTTGCAAGAACAATCATTGAAGTGGCTAAAGAACTTACTGGCAAGTATGATGATTTAATTGTTGTTGTTGGTAGTGATAGAATTCCAGAGTTTAAGACTTTACTCAATAAGTACAATGGAAAAGATTTCACTTTTAAAACTATTGAAGTTGTTTCAGCGGGCGAACGTGATCCAGATGCAGAAGGTGTGTCTGGTATGTCAGGTTCTAAGATGCGTGGGTTTGTTACATCGGACGACTTCAACAGTTTTAAGCAAGGTGTGCCATCAAAATTATCTGACTCGGATGCAAAAGCATTGTTTGATGCAGTTAAAAGGGGAATGAATTTGAAAGAAGAAATAGAACAACAAGACGAAGCGGTTCTTGGCTATGCACAACGTAGACAAAGAGCGCAACAGTTTAGACGAATTCAAAAACGTCTAGTGAGATCAAGACAATTACAAGCAAAACGTTTTGCTGATCCTAAGAGATTAAAAAGAAGAGCCGCTAAGATGGCATATAAATTCTTCAGAGGGCGCCTTGCTGGTGGTAAGAACTATGCAGACTTGGGTACTGGTGAGAAAATTGCAGTAGACACAAGATTGCAGAAAATGTTGCCAGCAATTAAAAAGTTTGCAGTACGTTTAGTGCCAGCGGCTAGAAGTAAAGAGGTTGCACGTAGACAAAACATGATGATGAGAAAAGAAGATTTGAATCATATCTTTGCAGAATTCATTGTTGAGAAGCCAACTCTACCGCAAGACAAAGATGTTGCGAAGAAAGACGGAACACAGCCAAGTAAATATTACAAAGGCTTAGATAAAGATACCAAAGACGCTAGAGCATCACACTTTGCGGCAACTGGACCAAAATCAGATTCAGATAAGAGTGCATACAATGATGCGCCAGGTGACAAAGAAGCTAGAGAAAAAGGTATGCAACAATCAAAGCATACACTCAAATTCAAACAGATGTATGGTGAAGCAGTAAAGACACCAGAAGATAGAAAAGAAATTTCTAGATTAGATCAGTTGGTTCGTTTGGGGCTTGCAGATACCAAATCACTTGCAGTTATCAAACGTTCTGTTGAGAAATTAAAATCTGGCGACATGTTAAATCCGTCAGAGCGCAATGTCACAAATGATTTATTAACAACGCTACTTGATATGGTAACTTCAAGCGATGCATTGTTCAGAATGACAAAGACACAGTTACAAAAAGAAGCATATCTAAAATGCAATCACACCGTAGAAGGCACAATGTGTGAGATGCATGGTAAAGATGATTGTTCAATGTCTGAAGCCGCATACAAAGGCAACATTGGCGCAATGGAAATGATGAAGTTCTTCCAAGTTGCGACACCACAAGAAAAAGAAAAACTCAAAAAACTTATCGCAGATAAGAACCAATCAGCCGCTTGGAAAATGATTCAAGACGTTACTGGTATGAAACTCATGGGTGAAGAAGATGAGTACGATGATAGTGACTATGATGAGACTGATGGTCTTTCAATGGCACAGATCGAAGTATCTAACATGATTCAAGATGCAGAAGACTTGCTTGACATGATGGACCAAATGGATGAAGAACCAGATGCTTGGGTTTTATCTAAGATCACCAAAGCGGCCGATTACGTTTCAACAGTACGTGACTACTTAGAATTTGAAGATGACTTTGATTATCAAGATGATGACGAAGGCGAAGAAGAAGACGATGGTGAGTTTTCTGGTGCAGAATTAGATATGTACGCAAGCGAAATGGGACCAGATGAGTTTGGTGATGCATACGAAGAATTCAAGCCAATCTTAGAAGAAATCGAAGGCTTAAAAAAGAAAGCAGAAAAGTCTGGCATTTCTTATAGTATTCTAAAAGCAGTTTACGACAGAGGCATGGCCGCATGGCAAGGTGGCCATCGTCCTGGAACAACACCACAACAATGGGCATTTGCTAGAGTCAATTCATTCATCACAAAAGGTAGTGGCACTTGGGGTAAAGCAGATAAAGACTTAGCGTCTAAAGTAAACTCTAACGAAGAGTTTTCTAAATT